TTGTTAATGCTAGTGGTATTAAATATGCCGCATTAGGCACAAACAGAATGTTGTATGTATATTCTGGAGGAGCGTTTTATGACATTACTCCTCTTAAAAGTACAACAACTCTAACAAGTGCTTTTACAACAACACAAAGTGATGCCACAGTTACAATAACTTTTGCATCTGCTCACAATATTAAAAAATATGATATTATTTATTTAGATAATTTTAGTTCAGCTACCAATTCTAATTTTGACTCTGATGATTTTGATGATAACACTTTTATGGTTACAACAATTCCAACTTCTACAACACTTACTATTGAAATGGGTTCTGTTGAATCTGGATCAGGAGCTAGTACTTCTGGTGGAGTAAGGGTTAAACATTATTATTCAATTGGACCTGCGGTTGAGGCATCAGCTGCTGGTTGGGGTCTAGGATTATGGGGCGGTACTGTAGCTGGAGAAGTTTTTGATACTCTAGATGGAGCATTAACTTCAGGCTCATCTAGTATTGTCCTTGATGATTCAACAGGTTTTCCTGCATCAGGATCAGTTTTAATAGACAATGAACGTATTGCTTATACAACAAACACTACTGGTACAGGAACTTTATCAGGTTTAACTAGAGGATCAGATAATACAACAGCTGCATCACATAGTGATGGAGCAACAGTAACTGATGCTTCTGAATATACTAAATGGGGTGCATCACAAACAGGTGATATTATTACAGCCCCTGGTCTATGGAACCTTGATAATTATGGAAATAAACTTATTGCAACTATCGTTGATGGTGCAACTTTTGAATGGGATTCAAATGCTACAGGTGCAACATCTACAAGAGCAACTATTGTTGCCAATGCACCAACAGCAGCAGTACAAACTTTAGTATCTACACCCGATAGACACTTAGTATTCTTTGGAACTGAAACAACTATCGGAACAACATCGACTCAAGATGATATGTATATTAGATGGTCGGATCAAGAATCAATTGATGCAACAACTTCTTATGCACCTTCCGCAACCAACACCGCTGGTACACAGAGACTGGCCGATGGAACACGGATCGTGGGAGCATTAAGAGGTCGGGATGCAATTTATGTTTGGACTGATACATCTTTATTTATTATGAGATTTGTTGGTTCACCTTTTACTTTCTCATTCCAACAAGTTGGTACGAACTGTGGATTAATTGGAAAGAACGCAGCCGTTGAGGTTGATGGTTCTGCTTACTGGATGTCAGAGAATGGTTTCTTTAGATACACTGGTAAACTAGAATCTTTAGCATGTTTAGTTGAAGATCATGTTTATGATGATATTAACACAGTTCCTAAAAATCACATATACGCAGGACTTAATAACTTGTTTGGTGAAGTAACTTGGTTCTATCCAGGTAGTGGTGCTGCATCTAACAATAGATCAGTAACTTATAACTTTATGGATTCAACACCCGAGCGACCAGTATGGACTACAAGTTCTTTAGCTAGATCTACTTGGTTTGATTCATCTATATTTGGAAAACCACATGCTACTGAATATGACTCAAGTGCTACAAGTGATTCAACAGTTGGTAATACTGATGGTGTTTCAATATACTTTGAACACGAAACAGGACAAGATCAAATTAAAGCAGGAGCAAGAACAGGTATTTCAGCAAGTATTCAATCTGGAGATTTTGATATATCTTTAGGTCAAGGTGGTGGAGCAGACTTAAGAGGTGATGGTGAGTACATGATGAAAATTAGAAGAGTACTTCCAGACTTTTTAACTCAAACTGGTGATGCAAGAGTTACATTAAATTTAAAAAATTATCCAACAGATGCAGAAGCAAGTTCTTCATTAGGACCTTTTACATCTACAACAAGTACAACTAAAATAGACACACGTGCAAGAGCAAGAGCGATAGCTTTAAAAGTAGATAACACTAGTATTAAACAACACTGGAAATTAGGTACGTTTAGATTAGATATACAAGCGGATGGGAGAAGATAATGCCAGGAGGAGCAGGAACACCAGGAGGATATGACGGCGGATCAGGATCAAGTTCTGGCGGCGGCGGTGGCGGTGGCGGCGGTGGCGGCGGAGAAGGCGGCGCAGCACAAAGAGCAGCAGCACAAAGAGCACAAGCACAACTTGATGCAAATAGATTAAATGCGCAAAGAGCAGCGGCGGCAGTAGCAAGAGAAAATGAAGCAAGAGAAACTGCTAGAGAAAACGCAATACAACTAGCTGCACTGACACCAAAAACAATAGAACCCATTCGTCATCATTCAGCTGATACTCCAACACAGATAGCGGAACAAAAAGAAATAGATCTTTATGGATATCAAGATGCAAAAGCTAAAGCACCCACAACTTTTAAACCTAAGACAAAACCGATTACTATTCATGGTAAAGATGGTTCTTATACAAGACAAAAAGTAAAATATAGCCCAACCTATTACCAAGACAAAAGTAAAATAGGTGGAGAAACTTGGGGTGAGAGAGCAGAAGCAGGAATGAAAAGAGGTTTTTGGGATTCTGGTTTAGGAACTTTATCAAAAGGTAATCTTCCAACTAATTTGTTGGATAAAACAGGTTTAGGAAGTTATTTTGATCCTAAAAAAATGGCCACAAGCTTTGTACTTAATAAAATGGGACTAGGTATGCTTAATCCTATTTTAGGTATTATGTCTTTATTTGGTTTTAATCCAAATTCAGATCAAAGAAATCAAGACTTTTTTGCAGAAAAAGTTTTAAGTAGTAAGAATAAAGAAAAAATGGAAAACTTAGGTTATAAAGGATACATGAAACAAAGAGCGGCTGGCAAGATAGACGCTTATGGTAATGAAATAGCTAAGGGAGAAGATAAAAATATTATGCAAGCAAGTATTAAAGAATTTCAACCAACACAAAGTCAACAAGATCAAATTACTGAAGTAATGAGAAAAAGACAGGTATTGTTAGAGCATGCACGAACGGGACAATTAAATGAAAAAGGTGAAAATACTTTACAACAAATGGATCAATTGATAAGTCAATATCAAGTAAATCCAGAGAGTATATTTAAGGTTTAATATGGCTAGAATTGTACAATCATTAACACAACCACTAGAAAAATACGATCAACAAATACAACAATCATTTGTTAGAGATGTTGATAGTGTTATACAAAAATTAAACACATCTTTTCAACAAGATTTAAAAGAGGAGGCGGAAGCGGAAGCTTTCTTTTTTGGATAATGGCTAATACATTTGTAAATAAAAAGAAGGATTTAACTAGCACGAGTGCTACTACATTATACACTGTGCCATCAGCTACAACTGCTGTTGTAAAATCTATCATCGTATCTGAAGATTCAGGTAATGCTGATACTATAACAGTAACTATAACTGATACAGATGATGCTGTTTTTAGCCTATTTAAGACTAAAGCAATATCTGCTAATGCAACAACCGAATTATTATCTGCACCCCTAGTGGTTGCAGAAAGTGAAGTAATTAAAGTAACCGCAGCAACAGCCAATAGACTACATGTCGTGCTGTCTGCGCTCGAAATTAAGCCTAGAGTTGTTACATCCTAGACTTGATTTACTTGTAAAAAACAGGTATTATTATAAACCCAGGTGAAATTCCTGCCTTTTAAAATTAACACATAAAAATTATGGCTATAGATTATAACACAGGAATATCATCATTAGAAGCAGGTGCAGGAGAAATTACCTATTCAGGTAATGAAGGACCTAAATCTCCAGACCAAATGCTAATGGCTCAAGCTGATCCTATATTAGTAGAGGAATATAAAAAATACGTTTTTGAAATGGAAGAGATGGGACAGCAGCCCATGTCATTTAAACAATTTATGCAACAAGCTATGCAAGGTATGGCTTATGGTGGAACAGTAAAACCTACATACACTCAATCAAGAAAACAGAATTTAGCTTATGGTGGTATTGCAGGATTAGATGGTAGAAAAAGATATGGTATTGGATCATGGATTCAAGAAAAGAAAGACAAATTCATAGACGATATTATTCCAAATGAAATTAAAGAGAATCCAATGTTATCCTCAATTATAGCTGGTACTTTATTAAATCAGTATGGAGTTCCATTTACTGACAAAATTGAGGGGCTAGATAAAAATATTGGAAAAGGTTGGTTTTCAGATTTAGTAAAAGGAGGAAAAGACATGTTTAGCTCTGCTGTGGATAAAGCAACAGACTCATCATTAAAATCTAACTTTCTACCTGAAAGCTCTTGGAAAGAAATAGAAAAAATAACTGGGGGTGGAATTAACCCTTCTACATATAAAAACATATTTGATACTGGAGCGATATCTGCAGATAAACCTTCAGCAGGAGGTATAATAGATACACTATATAAAAACATATTTGATACTGGAGCGATATCTGCACCTAAACCTTCAGCAGGAAATATAATGGATACAATAAAAAAAGTAGCCACTAACCCTTCTACATATAAAAACATATTTGAT